GTCAAAGACAGGGGGGACCATCGGGTAGTTCTCTACCAACGAGAGCGACACAACCGGGCGCACCCACCATGCTCAAGGTGGTTTTCGTCATGCGCTGTTCCCGGCTGCTGGTTTTCTGTGTGTGCCCCAACGTGGGACACACAGGCGTGTGGAAGGTCAACTCCGCTGAGCGAAGAAGCACTCCCACACAGGGCCTCCGCTCAGACATTAAGGTGTACCACCACCAAGGTCTGAACGGAGGCCCAGCCACAAACCCCGAAAACGAGACCGGTCTGGGGAATCAACCGGCACCCACGCGAACGCCCAGAGAAGACCAAAGAACCGCGTGAAGTTCCAGGGCCATAACGCTGAGCGCGTATCCCGTAACTCGCCACCGGGACCAGGCGCGAGCGGTCTGGGGGATCAACCGCCACCCACACATATCGAGAAGCAACGCCCAAAAGTCTGTGTGAAGACTAAAGGGCTTACACCAAACGACACCCCGTAACACGCCTGGGACAGAAAACACAACACAACGACACCAACACAACACGATCAAGAAACAAAGAATGAGCGAAGCTCACTTCAAGGCTCCAGAAATCGCATTAAAAGCAGGCGCAAACTGGGGGAAAAGAAACCCAAGTGCTCCTCCGATTTTCCCGATGTGCTTCCTCAGAAACTGTCCAGTGCCACGAATGGCGTTAGCAATATTCTGGAGATGCGTCGGGTTCTCAAAGAAGTACGGAACACGCCGGAGAAAGTCTCTGGCTCTGTTAACATCCTCAGTGCTGACGGGTGGAATGTCTGCATCAAACCACATGTCGTTGGTTTGGAACTCAACGATCATGCTTTGAGTAAGCAAATACTCCAGCCCGGAGTACACAGCGGGAGATGACGTGCCATAGGGGTTACCTTGCAACCTAACCACAGCATAGCGCGACCGAAAGAGGGGAAAAGCACAACTCGTAACAGCACCGGTCAAAGCATCGACCGCCGCGTACGGGTAAAACTCAACATCCTCTTGGTCAGCTGGCTTAAGGTAGGTGTACAGCCCCTTCTTGAAAACACCCGAGAAGTAGTTAGAGTCAGACGCGAATCCGGTCAGGTTGTTTTGCCCTATGTAAGAGTTCCACAGAGAGCCCGGTCCCACGTTGACAGCCTCCAAAAACCCATCGTTGTACTGATTGGCAGCGCCATTGGAGAGCAACAGCGAAACTCCATTGGTCCGAGCCTGTGTCAACTGATTAAGATGGCTGACAGCGTTGGCAGGAGAAATGTGACAAAAGACATCAGAATTCACAGTGGTGGAAAGAGTCAACGTCACCGTTTTCGAGGTCGTGCCGACGTTTACGATCGTAAAACGAAAGTAACCTCCACACTTGTCAACATAATTAGAAGTCTGGTTGCCAGAAACAGTGAAGCCACAAGTAGCGGTACTTGTGCCAACAAAGTTAGAACTGGCAGCCAACACCTCACCATCAGGTGTGCAAGCGTAGACACGCAACACGTCCGTAGAAGTGCTAGCGACGGACTCAAACGCAGTCATCGTGGCACCAACGTCCATCCACACATACCCACTTTGCTCCTCATTCTTTCCGCAGAACAGTGTAGCTCCGTGAGGCGAAGCGCCAGTCGACTGCGTAAAGTAAATTGGAACCAGGGCGGTCTCGTAGCCAATAGACTGAGTCCCAAGAGTTTTACTGGAACCAGTTCCAGTACCCGTGTAAAACACCGCGCTATAAGAAAAAGGAGGCACGTTTGGAAGCAAATAAACCAGGCACCGCAATGGGTCACGAAACAAGAAGACATTCGAACTTCCAGCAGGATTCACCGGGTAGTTCCCAACGTAGCTACTAGTGTTGACTTGAACGTTCAGATGCAAATCGACAACCGAAGTCGGATTGCAATCATTGATCGTGGCCAACCTCATCCCAGGAAAGGACGAAGGATTCATAATCCCCTTCACATACTTGAGAACTCCACCTGATGTTCCAGAGGTAGCTACAGCAATCTTTTTAGCAACGATAGCCTTTGCAGTCTTGGCAATCTGAGCTGAGGTGGGTGGCTTCGAGGAAGCATTTCCCCCCCCATTTTTCTTCTTTCTCGCGCCAGACTTATTCTTCTTTCCCATCTATGAGGGAATCAACAAAACCAAAAACGTTGAACAAAAGCCAAGCCACTAGCCACGAGAGAGTGCCACGAAGTAAGGTACCAGAACGGTGCCTCACGTAATTCCAGCGCTTGCTTGTGTTGAGAGGCTCGAGTGCTATTTGCTCAAAGGTCAAACTGGAGGGCATATACAACAAACACGGAGGCGTGATCAGCACGGTCCAAGTGTGCTGCCCACCCCGATCCCATCACTCGCAGGTAACTCCAGTGCGCTGCGCGAGGAGGTCCTTGAGAGGTATGAACAAGACTCTACCCGTAGCTGCCTCGAGTCTCGTGGCATCCAAGAAGAAATCGAGGACTACCCTCGGAACAGGCCAAGGGAGTCCCAACTCGACAATCATCCTGTAACCCCAACACTCAGACAACAACCCACGGTAGATCTCGACGGCATCGGTCTCGTCAAAATGTGGCACCTGCCAAGAGCTGAGAAGACGAGTAGGCTCAGAAGGGAGTACAAGAATATGCTCAGAGACAAGGACCGTGACCTTGCTCAAGAAAGAGGCATGCGCCCCGACAGGGTATAACTGTCCATCCACCAAATCAGCCTTAACGACAATACCAAAACGACTTCCGGACTCTGAAACAAAGTCCTTCAGGTCGGAGGCACTAGTCGGAGCTACAAGCTCATCATCACCCACCACGCACCAGTCAACATGTCCAAGAACAGAGTCCTCGTCAATATCGAGCACTTGCGCCCAGCAGGTGAAGTTAATGACTTCATGGTAGAGACTGTTGAGTACTGACGTGAGGTACTGTCCCGAAGGATTTCCCCCAGCGCGTTCGACAACAACTCCGTCGCACGTAACGCCCCAACCGTGAGCAGCACAGCACGCAAGGTACTCTGCCATCTTCTCGCTGCACCCAACAGCAAGAGCTAGCTCACGAACGATAACCGCGAGGAGCTCACAAGACTCAGTCTGATCATAATTTGAGTAATCAACTCCAGCCGTCTTCCTGGTGGCCAAACGACGGACGACAATGGCATCCCAACGAGCCGGAGACATAAAGACTCCAACCCTCGGGTGCTCAAGTTCAGCCCTTTCGTTCAGCTCAGCGAAGAACATCTGGAAGAGAAATAAACAAACCACATCAGAACCGAGAATTATCCTCCACTCGGCGGTCGAACGCTTCTTCTCACTGTAGCGGTCAGCCTTGGTGTGCGCACGAAAGAGGGGGACGTAACCATCACCACCTCCTTCAACATCAGAAATGACCTCTTCGAGCCACGTTTCAATGAGGGGCACACTACATTCACCCAGAAGATGGTTGTAGTTTGCGAACCTCGTATCGAAAGGCTCACCAGGAGTCGACTTCTTCAGTTTCAA